AAGAACGCCCGCGATGTTGTCCGCCGCAACAATAGCGCCAGTGCCGGGCGTGTAGCCGATATTATCTGACATCAGTTCATCACCGTTTCAACGCCCATGGCGCGCCCATCAGGACCTCGCACCACGCGCTTCGGCGCCGTCATGGAAGCCGCCAATTGCGCCAAGGCCTGCGCCTGGGCTTGCGCCGTGCTGGCCTGCTGTTGTTGCATCGCTTGCAGGCTCTGCCCTAATGCGGCCAAGGCCGCCGCCAGTTCGCGCATGTTTTCCTCGTTTTCGCCCATCAACGCTTCACGGTCAGGCAATAGCGCATCCTTGCGCGCATCAGCCCGCGCCGCCTGGCCATCCTGCAACCGCTGGGCCTCAAGGCTTGCGGCCTGCGCCATCTCCGCTTCACGCAAGCCCATTTCACGGGCCTTCAGATCGGCATTGAACGCCAATTCTTGCTCTCGCAGCATCAGCTCACGGCCCTTGATTTCGGCCTCCAGCGCCAAGCGCTGCTGATCGGCCTGGGCCTTCAACATGGCCGCGTCCGGCTGCTGTTGTTGCGGCTGCTGCGCCATCTGCTGCGCGCGCTGCTCAAGCGCCTGGAACGCCTGTTCAATGGCGCCCTCAAGCTGACGCCCAGCGCGGAACCGCCGCGCAAGGAACACCGCGCCTTGCCCCACCACTGGCAGCAATTCCGGCGCCTGCTGCGCCATGGGCAGGCTGCTGGCCATGTAATTGCCCATCGCGGTCAGAAACTCAGTCGCGGCCTGTTTGTCGCCCTGTTCATCAATAGCAATCGTGCTGTCGGTCTCGATCTCAATGCGGAAACTCCGCATTGCATCTTGGCGCAGCAATTCCACCGCCGGCATGAAAGCCTGCTGAAACTCTGGCGCCTGCTCCTGCAAGCCCGACATCAGCGCAATCGTCTGCGGCTGAAAATGCTCGGCAATAATCTCCGCCGTCATGGCGATCAAGTCGCGCGCAAATCGCGCCACCTCGGCCTGCTGTTCCTGCAACCGCAACGCGGCAAACTGCCCCTTAATCTGCTGCGCCGTGGCAGTCTCGGATGGTGCCGAATAGCCCCGCACGATATCCGAAATGCCAGTGATCTCGTAAATCTGCGCCTTTAGGGCTTGCTCGCGGCCCGTCAATTCACGGATGGTCGCAATCACGCCGTCAAGCGGAACGAAATCCATCACGCCGCGCAAGCCGCCCTTTTCGGAAAAGGCCGCCCAAGTATTGACCGGGATCAGCCGGTTATCGCCGCCCTCTTGGAACAATCGCCCAAGGCTTGCATCCTGCGATGCGTCATAGACGCCAGAAACGCGGCAAGCCTCGGTCAACTTGGATAGGCGATAGGTGACGTCATCAAGGTCATTGGCCTGATCTTTGTAAAACAGGAAATCCGGCCTTGGGATCAGGCTGTCAGTCGTGATCGTGGCAAACAACGGCTTGGGGCAAGGGAAGAACTCACGCAAGCGCAGCGGATCGTCGCGCTCATCAAGCGGCGCCTCGTGGCCCTTGGCAATCCAGCAAACCTTGCGTTCAGCCTTATCCCAAATCTCATAGACCTCAGCCCGCGCGGCCATGCCATCGCGAAACCGCGCTTCTGGACTGTCAGGGTTGTCTTGCCGCAAGCGCGCATTAAGCGGCACCGCTCGGCCAATCTCTTCACCAAATCGCTCAATCAATTCGGCGCGCGTCATCTGCACTTTGCGCGCAACCCAGCGCACTTCGCGCCAGGTCTTGGCCGGCGACATAAGGTAATCGCGCCACGCCACATAGTCATGCGCCACTTCCTCGAATACCAGCATATCGCCGGGTTCTTCTGGCGTCTCGGCCTCATACTCGGAAGCGTCGTCAGTAATGCCCACGCCTTCGGAAGGCGTCGGCGGCTGCATCTTCTCAAAATGCGGCACATAACGCAGCCAGGCCGTGCCACGGCCCACGATTAGCCGGTCATCGCGCGCTTGCTTGATAACCTCGTCGAATTGGTCGCTGTCAGTCGCAAAGGTGACGGCGCGCTCAAGCACTTCCGCCGCCGTGCGCCCAATCGGGTCAGCATCCTTGAAGCGCCGTTCAACCACCGGTTTTGCGCGGCGCGCGTAAAGCGCAGGCTGCAAGGTCGAGACATTGGACCAAAAAATGTTAATGCGGCGCTCGCCGTCATCCGATGAAGATGCGTTCTTCCGTTCGTCCCGGTATCGGCGCAAGCAACGCTGCGCGGTCTCATACCAGTCATTGCACCACTGATCGGCCTGCTCGATCTCGACAATCCACCGGCGGTATTTGCCGGCAGGCGTGTCATAATCAAGATCGTCGGGTTCCTGCGACATTACGCGAAAACCCTCCTGGGGGCAGTTGGCACAACCAAGCTAGCCTTAAAGGCATCAGGCACTTCGCCAGCCCATGCCGCGTTGACGTGGAACCCTTGCAGCGCTGCGGGCGGCTTGGTCATGACGCCTTGGAGGGTGTATTCCGCCGGGTCATACAACGTTCCGATAACGTCCAGCGCCACAGTCTCAGGCGGTGCGATCTGGCCGCCTTCACGGGGGAAGCCTGCCGCGTCATAAACCGCGTCAAACGCCGCGCGATTGGCGAAGCGGTGGAACGTATAGGTCCAGGTCATGCGGTTAACGCCTGCAAAACGCCGCTTGATAGGCTGGTCGGATAAACAACAATGCGGCGCATATAGGTGACGGAATTGCCACTGCCGGTTCCGAAAGCTGCAAACCTAATACGGTTTAGCGCAGGAAGCGTTAAACCCGATTGCGTTGCCACCGCGCCGCCATTGGCGCAATAAGCCACGTTGCCGCCTGAATAAGCGCCAATGTGCTTATGCACTGCACCAAGGGTCAAAACGCTTGTTGCCAGCGCTGTTCCCACGCCGCCTATCGTTGTAACTAGGCGTGATGTTGGCGTGGCGGTTGTGCGCTGCTGCAATTCAAATACGTTGTTTGTCGTGCCATCATCTGCCGCCACAAGCTGATTGGTGGCAGCGCCAGTGCCAGATACGCGCTCAGTCGTCACCAACTCGGCAAGCAAAGAAAACTCCGAAGGAACCACAAATGGCATGGTGCCGGTTTCGGTTGCCCTTGTGATGGCTGCCGCGCCGGTAATGATTGGGCTGGTCGCAAAAGTGCCAACCTCGCATTGTGCCACGTCAACCGCAATCACGTCGCCGCTTGTGACAATGCGGAAACCAATTACAGGATTGGTAATTGTCGTGGCCGGAATGACAAACCGCTGCCACGCGGCGGTTAGCGTGATAGCCGTCCAAAGCGCGCCGTTGTCTTGTGTGATTTCCACCGTGCCGGTGCCGGTAATGCGCCGGGCAGAGAAGCTGCTGACATGCGTGGCGCTGGCTGAGGTAATGGTTTGCAGCGCCGTCCCGTTACCAGCCGTGGCGGTCAAGCGAGAAGCGCTATTGGTAACACCAGTAATGCCGGTGACGTTCAACGCGGCGGTAATGTTGGTCTTGACCCATGCGCTTTGCGTGAAATCGCGCGAATGTAACGCGATGTTGGTCCGGGCGCCTTCAGTCAACAAACCGCGCGCCGCAAGCGTTACAGGGTCATAATCAAAGCGCGCAACATTGCTGCCGACTTCCACCAGATTGCCCGCGCTATTGTAGTGCCAAGCGGAAGATGCCCGCGCAATGCTGATGCGCGGATCAAGACCGCCTGTCATAAAATCAAACACGGCGCCGCTGACGTTGCCGCCAGCCCGTAGCCGCGTGTTGATGCGCTGGCCCAAGTTACCGGCCCTGGCCCGCCGTGATGAATAGCGCGGTGCTTTGCCCAGTCGCGCAGATGGCCGCGATCTGCGCCACGCCTGGCGCCTTGCTGACCACCTTGGACTGCCCCGCGCCAATCGGATAGCCCGCCGTAGTGGCGGTCGCGCCAAAGGCAACAAAACACGTCAGCGTTCCCAGGTTCTGCACCTCGATCACGGAAGCCTGCGCCCCCGCTGCACCAAAACTGGCGTTGCTGCTGGCATCCGTCACGGCAAGCGTGAGCGTCTCGCCGGGTGAAAACGGCGCACTGATTGACATGGCTTGAACTCCATCACCACCGCGAAGCGCGCGGCGCGGTTTTCCACAAGTCGTTGAAGGTGGCGCTGTTGCTGGCGCCAACCGATACAATCGCGCCCGGCTGATGCACGGGCTTTTGCCGCACCCATGGTCGGCTCATGCAAGCGTAACGCGCTTCGTCGGGCGCGTGATCTTCACCGTCGCTGTCCACATCTTCCGGGCGGTCCGGATCGTGCTGCAACGCCGGCAATGTGCGGATCAGGTCGCGGCATGTGCTGAAAATCAGCAAACCCGGCCCGGTTTCGTCGCCTTCTAGCCTGGCCCGAACTTGGTCCCACCCGCCAAGCGCGCCTTGACGCGCAACGCGGGCATTATCGGCAGGGCGGAAAAACACTTTTGCAGCGCGCGCCATGCGCTCGGCAATGGATGGGCCGCCGTCGCTTGAAAAGATGGCCGGATCGGCAACGCCATGAAGGCCATTCTCGGGCTTAGGGTCGCGCGCCTCACGTTGCGCGATACCCTCTGCCACCTTTTCAGCGGTCATCTTCAAGCCTTCATTTGGCTTGCCAGTGCTGCCATACCATTCCCGGTATCGCACCAGCGCACCGCGCGGGATGTCCGCCAATTCGCCGTCCGATACGGCCCACCAGCCTACGCTAAAAGGCTTCGCGCTGCCCCAATCCAGCGACCGGAACCGGAACCAATGCTCGGGCAATTCACGCGGCGCGATGACGTGCCGGCGTAAATCAAACTCGGGGAAGAACGCCCCGGCGATGACCGACCAATCGCCGTCAAGCCAAGCCTTTACCAATTGCGGCGCACCGCTCGCCCGCAGTCGCGCTACATAATCCGCGCCAAGGTGCCGATTATCGCCAACGCGGGACGGGATATAGACCCGCTCCAGGCCGCTCACATCGTCCTTCATGACGCGCCAGCCCATCGGCTCCGGGTCTATGTAGCGCGCCCTCACCCATTGATGCCCAGGCCCGCCGGGATTGCCCGTTAGGCGTATTCGGCACGGGACGCCAGAACCAGAGCGCAACGTGGCAAACAGCTTCAAGATCGGCGCCGGGCTGGGGAAGTTGCCCGCTTCCTCGACATAAACCCGCGTGTAACTGTGGCCCTGGTAACTCTCGGCGTCCGCGTCGCGCTCAAGATAGGCGAAGGTCAGTCTTGCCCCGCCGGGCATCACGCACCGCATGGGGACGCTGGTGAATTGCGCGCCCAATGGTGTGAACAACGCCCGCGCCCGCTCGAATGTCTCTTGCAATTCCGTCCGCGTGCGGCGGACCATCAGGCCTATCGCCTGCTTGCCGTATCGATCCGCATGAACGGCCCATTCGCCCAACATGCCGTCAGTCTTGCCGCCGCCGCGTGCCCCGCCGAAGAAAACCTCAAAGACCGGGCAAGTCAGCAGCGCCGTTTGCGGGCCTGCCTGGGGGCGCCAGACTACGCTTGGGGCTGATGCTGTTTCGCCCACGTTTCGGCGTCCTCTGCCTCTGCCGGCGCCATGATGACATAGCCAAGCCGCTCGCCATTCGTGGTCACGTCCGTCCTGCTTTCAGGCGGTGCGATACGGTCCAATAAATCCTTAGCCGCCGCGTGGCCTTGCGGGTGCAGTGGGTCCAGGGCGCGCGTGAATTGCGCGGCGAGTATCTCTTCCTTGCGCGCGGCAATCTGCGCCTTGATCTCGGCGGCCACTTCCTTGCCGGCGGACTTGGCCTCGCCGGTCGGCTGGTTATTGGCGGTGAACGCCTTGGCCGGGCCTGCGCCTGGCCCGTAGCCTGCGCCGCTTGCCGGTGCGCCGCTGGCCGGTCCGCCGTGGCCGGGGCCATTGCCGACGCGCGTGGTCTTGGTCCGCATTGTGCCTCGGCCATAAAAAAGCCCGGCAGCCTTGTGAAGCTCCGGGCGCAAAAATACAGAATACGGTCCCCCTACAAATAAATCAGGGGGCTGTCAAGCGTTGTTTATCCATCATCCCCAGCAGCGCCACCACCGGCCCAGGCACGGCCCGCGTCCCGTCGCACCAGCGGCGGACAGTGCGGGCGTCAACCATGGCTAGGCGCGCAAAGGCAGCTTGGGAATAGCGCAGATCGGCCAGTGCGGCGCGGAATTGGTCAGGGGTCATGCTTTAACGTCCTGCGTATCAAACCAAAACGCTTTTACTAATGCCCAATCTTGAACGGCTGGCGCAAACCCGCGCTTAAAAGCCCGACAACACCGGAAAGCAGCGTCGGCCATATCGTGATCTTCAGCATCCATTGCGCGTTCTGCAATTTCGCGGGCAATCTGAAGGTTGGTCATGGCGCGGCCCATCATGCGCGCCTCCGCACCAAAACCGCGTTTTTGGTGTCACGCCACTCGCGGCGCAGTTCAGGCTCACCAACGTTCATGAACGAAAACCACCGCTCAACATAAACCCGCCCATTCTTAGCCACTTTCAGAACATAAGCCTTAAATGCAATGTTTTCGCCAGGGTAAAATTCAATCAAATCGTTTTTTTGAAAAGCGCTCATCTGTCTATCTTCCGTTTCAGCCGGGCTTGATTGCCCTTGCTGATAACGCAAACATAGGACCATTGGCCCGCACTGTCAACAGGAAAAATACGCAAAATGCGTTTTTTTATTCTAGCCGCACTCTTGCTGGCGCGGGATTATCGCGCATGTGCTGATCCACCCCAGCAATCCATCGCGCCACTTCTCCCGGGATAGGAACCGCACCGCGCGCCCATTGGCGAACGGTGCCTTCGTCTCTGTTCAGGATCCGCGCCAGGCCACGCTGCGACCAGTGGCAGCGTGTCAAGGCTTCGCGTAATTTGGTGGGAGTCATGGTATCTCTCTAATGATATGCTGTTTTTGACCGATGCAACTCACATACGCGAGCGACACATTCATCAAATCACCTTGCGAAAAATGGCTTGCCTTAGAATTGGCGGGCAACGCCTTTTGCCCAGCGCGGCGCCAATCGTTTTCCTTGATAGCCGTGGCGCGAAGCTCATTTTCGCGCAGGATTAGGGCTTCACGCACGGTTAAGGCGGCGGTCCACTTCAGGTCGCCAGTAACCGTGTCACGGATGAGAAATTCGCGTGTCATTTGCTTAATAGAAGCTGGGCTTGAAATCGCGTTCATCTGGGCTATCCCTAGATTTACCGGGCACCATCGCCTCGGTGAAAGTCTTATACGCATATTGCGGATGACATGCAAGCAAAAAAATGCTGCCCGCGCGAATTGTTTTCACATCCCCCAAACATCCGCCACGCGCTGCATCGCGCCTTTGAAATCCCGCACCTGCAAATCCGGCGGCCAAATATTCCAGCCGATGACCGTCCGCACCCCTGCCACAAGCGGCGCCGGCCCTATCGCCGCGTCAGCTATCCGCAAGTCCGCCAATGCCGCCACCTGGGCAGCCGTCGGGCCATAGCTTGCCGCCCCATGCCCGCGCGTGTCCACCTTGGCGCCGCTCGCCACCTCCAGCCGCGTCAGGTAGCGATCTGCCGCCTCGTGCTGTTCGTCCGTCAGGTGCCCGGCAAGCCAAAGCTGGTGATAGATCACCTTGGCGCCTGCTGACCGCACAGAAGGGCGCCCAGGGTTTTCAGGGTCCGCCCGGTAAGCAAGCCAGGCCGTGCCATTGGCCAAGCGCTGGGCAGGGCCGAAATCCAAGGTTATGGGCTTTTCAGGGCGCCCGCGCGGGCGCGCGGGTTTCGGCTTCGTCATGGCAAGGGCTCCATTCATGTCTAGCTTCCTTTCAACCGCGCCGCAAGGGCTTCAAACCGCGCTACAAGCCCTTCCAGGTATTCCCGGCTAGGCTGGTCTAGCTTCGGATGCTGCAAGCCGTCCTGGGCGGCTCTGGCGCGGCGCAAACAGTCCTCGGCAAGCGCATCATCGGCATGGGCACGCGCCACTTGGGCAGGAGTTAGGTCCATCAGCGCCACCGCTTGCCGTGCTGGGGGGTGCGGCGCGGGATCAGCCTGGAGGCAATGGCGGAAGTCAGGCCGGCAGGCGGGTGCGGGTAATCGCCGTTCATCCCGGCTGCCACCCATGCCGCATGTTCCGCGTCCCATGCGTCGAAGGCCGCCTTGATGCTGGCCGGGGTCGGGTAATTGCGGGCGGGGTCAAAATCGCCATCTGCGCTTTCGTTTCGTTTTGTAATTCCTTCAGCCGGGACGGGACGGGACCGGGACATTCCCACCCCTGTCCCGGCGGGACATTGGACCCCCCCCTTTAGGGGGGGGGTTCCAGATTGTCCCGACTGCGGGGCATCAGCCGGGGGGTAATTGTCCCGATTTGTCCCGATTTGTCCCGGTATGTCCCGGCTAGTTTCAGGGGTAAAAAGTGATAGTTGGTTGCGCGCGATTACCATTTCAGACTGCCCAAACCGTGTCATGATGCACCCCTATTTGGCTCTTTTGGGCAAGCCCATCGGCTGCCCGGTTAAACGCTTTCTTCTTCGCCTCATGGCTATCAGCGGTTGAACGCGCGAAGAATGTCTCGCGCCATGCGTGCTTGCTTGTGGCGACGGTCACGCCCGCTTGGGCGGCCTGGTAGGGCACCGGGCAGGGCTGTGTGGCCATCACGTCATGCAGGATGCGTAGCGCCATGGCCTCGCCATTGGTCAGGCTAACGCGCGGCTTGGCGGGGCGGTCATCGGTAGGTTCCACCACGCATGACGTGACCGGCTTGCCGCGATGGTTTAGGCCCAATTCCACCCGCTTGAGCGTGAAGCCGAAAACCCCGTCGATCTCCAGCTCGCGCTGCTTGGTGACGCGGGCGATTGACGGGCTGTCATTGTCGGCGCGGCTGATCTCGATCTCGGTATCGGTTGCGGCGCGCAGCAGGCTATGGCCTCGGGCGCCTTGGGCTTGGTCTTTGCCGCTGTGGTGTATCCACGCCACATGCGCGCCGGTTGCCTGCCGGATACGGTCGGAATTGGCCACCAGGGCGCCCATATCCTCCGGGGAGTTTTCATTGCCCCCGGCCATGGCGCGGCTCAGGGTATCCATGACCACAAGCCCGACCGGGATCGCCATGCGGGCGGCGGCCTCGGCTATGGCGTCTATCAGCCGGGACGTGTCCGCTTCCAGGTCCAGCAAGTTTAACGCCACCGGGATAATGGCAAAGGGGATTTCCTGCCCTGCCAGGCCGCACGTCAGGGCGAAGGCTGCCACGCGGTTCTGAATGCCGTGGGCGCCTTCCATGGCGCAGTAGATCACGCCTGCGCGTTCCACCTCACGCCCGCGCCATTCCAGCCCAAGCGCGACATGAAGCGCCAGGTCCGCCATGAAGAACGTCTTGCCGCAATTTGAGGGCCCATAGGTTACGGACATGGCGGCCTTGATCAGCAAGCCCTCGATGAAATCCTCAGATTTCAGGGCAGGCTTCACGTCCTGGAAATAGATCAGCGGCAGGCCGGTAAGCTTGATGTTGGGCGCCACCTTTTCAGGCTCTAGACCTACGTCCGGATCCGGTTCCGCGCTCCAATGGTCTGGCGGCGCGTCTCTGGGCGGCGGCTCCGGGCGCGTCTCGCGGTATTCTTCCACAATGCGGCGGACCAAGCGCGGCGGGGCTTCGCGGGGCTTGGCCATGCCTGCGCGGAATGCGCCGGCAAGGGTTTTCTGCGCCGCCGGGTAATCCTCGCAGCGGTGCCGGATGCCTGCCAGCGCCGATGCCAGCGCGGCGAAGGCTGGGCCCTCAATCAATTCGCCTGCCGCAACCAGTCCGCCGATGCTAAACGCCGCGCGGTTTAGGGTGTCATGCTTGGCGCCGTCCGCCGCGCTTAGGATGGCCTGGCACTCATTGTCTAGGGCGGTCATGCCGTAGCGCGTGCCGTCGCCGGATTGGCGGGGCGCGGGTGCTGGGCGCGGGGCTTCTGGCGCCTTGGGCGGGTCTATCAGATCCAGCAACCATGCCGGCGCAGGCGCGGGCGCCATGGCTTCATCCACCAGATAGCCGGGGGAGGGTGGCGCGATAATATAGCCGCCGTTGCCGCGCACATCCACGCCAGCCGCGATCCGGCCCGCGCTGTTGCGGATGATCCGGCCCTGGGGCATGGCGAAAAGCAGGTGAACCCCGCCGGAGCGTGTCTTGTGTCGGCGCGTGTCCGGTAGCCTGTGCTGGTTTGCCGCAAGCCATTCCAGCCCGCCGCCGCCGTTCTTCACGTCAAGGTCAAGGCAAAAGAACCCGGACGTGTCCCCGGTTGGGACGCCGATCATGGCCGCGCCTGGGCTGGCAAACTGGCGCTGAATTTCCACCGCGTCATGCGTGGCGTCTTGGAACCCGTGCTGCGTCACCGGGCGCTTGTCATGCCCGCAGGCAAAGACCGGCAGGCGCATTTCCTGAACAAGCCATAGGGCGCTTTGGGTTAGGCTCATTTCTTGGCGCCTTTTCGCTTCCACGTCTCAAAATGCGCCTCGCGCTCGGCGTCCTCTACCGGGTCAGGCACGCGCTCGGCAAGGTTGCGGGCGAAGCGCTGGTAAAAGGCAAGGCGCTCTTCTAGGGTGGATGGGACGGGTTCATCGTTCATCTCACGTTCCATCCCCATTCTTGCAACATCAGCACCGCGTCATCCTGCGACCGCACCACCGCCACGTCATGGCCCATGCGGCGCAGCATGGCGAGGCAGTCATCTTGCGCGGCGCTGGTGCGGCCTTTCTCGGCCTTCACTTCAAGGAACGCGATGCGCTTGTCCGGCCCGACAAGCGTCAGGTCAGGCCAGCCCGTAATCATGCCTTCTGCCTTGAGCATCCTGCCGCCGATCACGCTGCGCTTGCCAGCATTGGGCGAATGATGACACACCACGCCAGACAGGGCCAGGCGGCGCTTAATGGCGATCTGGATGGCACGCTCTGGCGCAGCGCGGGTCATGGTTCATCCCTCACATGCTGATACGTGACGCGGTTCCGAATATCGTAAATGACCTTCTGGCTCACGCCGTAATGCTTCGCCAGCACCGGCCCTGGAATTGGATTGACGCGAATTTCCCGCACGTCATCATCGGACAGCTTACGGGCGCGCTTGGGGACGGCGGTCACAGGGGCGGCGCCTTCGCAGTACGGCGATCAAGATGCGCCCTGGCCTCTGCTTCGTTGCCGGTCATCAACCTAATTCGGACAGCGCGAAGCGTTACCCTTGCTTGCCGTCCAAACTCGGCCCAATCCAACAGCCTGAGCATATCCGCCTTTGCCACCATCACCACGGCAGGCCCGGCTTCCACAAGCGCGCGGTATTCGTCGTTGGTCACCTCTTCCCCTCCTCACAAACAATGTCCTTAATCATCAGCGACGGATGCAGCCGCGCCCGCACATACGCTTGCGCTGTTCTGCAATCACGATGAGCCTGAAATCCGGGCTCGCATTGGGTGCCGTCTGCGGCGCAGATTAAGAAGGTCAGGACTATGAGGGTCATGATGCCACCTCAAACAAACCAATCGCGCTATCATCCCGAATGTCTTGATTGACTTCGGAAATGTTTTTGACGGCTTGGCGGAAATAGCTTTCCTTCAATTCAACACCAATCGCCCGGCGCCCTTGATACAAGGCGCAATATGCTTCAGATCCCACTCCCATAAACGGGGTCAACACCACGTCCGAAGGATTGCTCCAAAGCTGAACGGCGCGATGAATAACGTCAAGTTGCAGCGGGTGTACGTGCTTTTCATCATCAGGATCACGCGCATCCTTGTATGATAAAATCGCCTTGCATTTTCTGCCGTCGCCGGCAGCTTGCGAGTTGGCGGTACGAATATCCATCCAAACGGATGACGCATATTGCCGCCAAATCCAATGACTGAATTTGTTTTGCGATTGCTCCGGTTCATCTCGATACTGCCACAAATCGGCTGGAACTTGGTTTGCTCCATAGTATTCTTTCAATCCGCCGCCGTCATGCGTGATCGCTTCCGTATTTTCGCCGTGCTTGCGGAAAATCAAAAGGTAATCCGCCGCCGCAATGGTGGCGCCAGAGCTATCCTTGACAAGCGCCTTGTGCTGGAGGTGCTTTAATCTGGTTCTTATGGCAACCGCCAAAGGCTCCTTCCAGATACAAACGCGACCTTGAAAATCAAAACCGTGCCGCGCGTGCAATTCAATCAGTCGCCCCGGCAAATCATGGTACCCTGTTTTCTGGCCAGGGTTTGGAATGTCCATGCAATGCACGGCATTTATGCGGCCAGGCTTGGTTATGCGTGAAAGCTGGCGCACCAAAAATTCATAATGGGCATAAAAGCCATCATAAGTGGCATTATTGCTCATATCTCGGTCGTCGCTGCTGTAGTTATACAGCCCGCAAAAAGGCGGAGAATAAACCGACAATCCGACAGAATTTGCCGGAAGATCGGAAACCACCTCAACGCAATCGCCATTATACAGCGCGTATCGCTCCGTTATCACTTGATCTATTAAAGCCATTTCGGTACCTCCTGATTGTTGCTGTGTTGTTTGAACCTTTCAAGGTTCATCGCATCGCGCATATGATCCACCATCACGCGAAACATTTTGTCGGTAGCTTCTGCCTTTTCCTTTCGGCTTGAGGCAACGCCGCGAAGGCTTTCGGTGCTGATATTGTGAATGGTGACCGGCTTCTTTTGCCCGAAACGCCACATCCGCCGAACCGCCTGATAATATTGCTCAAAGCTGTAATCGGTGAAATAAGTGGCGGTTGATGCGTGCTGCCAATTGACGCCAAGCGCTGCGATTTTCGGCTTAGTGACCAAATGACGAATTTGGCCATTGCGAAACGCCTTGAATTTTTCTTCTTTTTCTTCATCGCTATCGCTGCCGGAAAGATTGACCGCACCGCGAACCATACCGCAAATTGTGTCAGCCTCTTCGTTAAGATGGCACCATGACACACCACACTCGGACGCCGATAAAATCTCAGCCGCCTTTTCGCACCGATCGCGAACAGTTGCCTTGCGTTCCTCTCGCTGTTCAGTCAATCCCTTAGCAGGAACGGGAAACAGCATCCCAGGAAGCGGTGGGCTTTTGATTTCGTGATCAATCTCAATCAGTTTAGGCAGGATCCAATCGCGATCCTCAAAACCTAAATCAGAAGGCTTGCGAATAGCCCGCGCCCATGATGCAACCCAACGCCAAAAGTCTCGCTCGCCATGCGGCTTAAAACGCCACTTAGACCCAATAAATCCAGGGTGCAGGCTGTCCTCATCATTCTTAAAAAACTGCCCAAGCATATCCATATAGCCCAAATACCCCAACGCCTCCGAAGATGTTCCAAGCTCGATGTAATCGTTAGGCGAAGGTGTTGCGGTAAACATACCGCGATACCGGCAGCGCCGCATAAACTCCGTGATTTGCGCCTTAAAAGCGCCGTCAAAGTTTTTGAGAATGCTGCTTTCATCACAAATCACGCCGCCAAAAAGGTCAGGATCAAAATGCTTCAAGCGCTCATAATTGGTTGTGATAATTCCGGCGCCATGGGGTATCTTTCCGTCAATTGACCTAAAAGCGTGCATACCAAACTTTTCCGCCTCCTCGACTGTTTGAGAAGAAACCGAAAGCGGCGCCATAATCAAGACGGGCTTGTTTGTGTGGCGATGCACATTTTCAGCAAAGACAAGCTGCATTAACGTCTTGCCCAAGCCACAATCCGCAAAGGTTGCCCCCCTGCCTTGATAACAAGCCCAGTCAACCAAAAAACTTTGGAAATCATAACAATGTGGGTTTTCGTAAACGGGTTTAAACCCGTGCTGCCCGCCTATTTGCGATTTCGCAATCACAAACTCAGCATAGGCCGTATCTAACGGCATGTTGCATCCTCCATCTTGTTTTGTTTGTTCATCACCCGCGCGCCCAAACCATGCCGCGATTTTTCAGCCAGGTCGCAGGCGGCGGATTGGTCGAATGTTTGCTTGGCTTGATGCAGCACAATTCAAAATGCGCCACGCAATATGCCGATGGCCGGCCCTTCGCGTTCTCCACCACTGGCGCCTCGCAGAACAGATGCGCGCGATCCGCGCTGCTTGTGATGTACTGGCATTGCTTGTGTGAAAAGACCCGGCGCGGCGGCGTTTCGGCAACCGCGCCGGGCAAGTCTCGCTCAGGCCGGGAGGAAGCCTGGCGCTCAACGGCGGAGGAAAGTGCGCCGGAGGAGGTAGCAGCACGTGGCCGCGATGGGGAAGCCGCCCGCGGATCGGAAACGGGAAGTTCTCGATTACTGCGGGCGGCAGGCCGGGACACCATGCCCCGGCTTTTCGGTGACGCGATATTGGCTGGCGCTTCACGCGCTGGCAATTCCAAGCGCCGTGCCTTGCCAATAACCGCGTTCTTGCTGATACCCATGCGGCGCCCGATTTCCGCCGTGGATGCGTCGGTCGCCCATTCGGCGCGTAGCGTAGCGAGGCGCTCAGGCGTCCATGGTGAAGGGCGGCTCATTTCGTCGGCCTCCATTCCAGCGCCTCGGCCAGCGCCTGGCGTTCAATGCGGCGGCGCAGCATGGCGCGCAGCCGGGCGTGATGCTTGTGCGGTATCCCTTGATACTGCCACATATGAACAGAATGCTTGCGGCAGCCTAGCGTTTCCGCCAGTTTTGCCCTGCCGCCGGCAAGATGGATTAGGTCTGATACGGTCATGGGCCGGAACCCTACCGGCACGGCGCGGCGCTTGTCAAGCATAAAAAAAGCATGGCTGTGCATATTTTATGCTTGACACTATGCACGGCACGGCATAGGGTTACGCCATCGCAACCCGAACAGAGGCACCAAGCCATGCTTAAGCTACTCCCCAATCAACTGCCCGAAGCGCCCGCCAAGCATGAAGCCATGGCGTCCCTTGCCCGGTTCCGCGCCCGTCTGGAAAAGTGCCCGGATGACAGAAACGGCAACTGGCACGAGGCCGCCACCACCGCCTGGACCTCGATGCTGGCCATTGAGAGCATGGTTTCGCGCTTGCTGGAAATCAGCGCCGCCGCGCCAAGCCAAGACGCCTCCGAGGCGATTGATTACGCGATTGACCAGCTTGTGGAAGCCGCCGGCACCGTGACCGCCGAAGCCGAACGCCGTGCGGAAGATGATGCGGTAAACGGCGCCTTTTATCGCGCGATTGATGCCGCGAACATGCGGCGCGGGTGCTGACATGACCCCTGAACGTATTATCTGGTGGGTTGTTCTCGGCCCGCTTTGCGCGCTGCTGATCCTGACCATGATCGTCGGCGCTGGCCCTGTCAGTGCCGCGTTTGAAGCCGTATTCCAGGGCATCGCCTGGATCGTGGCGGTTTGGCTCGTGCTGCTGGGGTTGGCATAATGAACGCCGCACAGATTGCCACCGTTGCCGGTTTGCACGCGCGATGCGTCTTGAATGCCCGCGACCTTGAGGCATCGGCGGATCGCCATGACCGCGCCGATCCTGACCGCGCCGCGCAATCCCGCGATGACGCTGCGCAATGCCGGGCGGAAGCCTCTGCATTGGCCGCGCTGCTGCAAGCGGCGGGCGCGCAAGTGCTGATCCCCGATCCGGGACAGCTTTCACTTTTTGGAGATGGACAATGAAACACTCACCAGGGCCTTGGGGCGTTCATGGCTCCCATATTTATGCCCCCGATGGCGCAATTATCGCTCAAGTCCACAACCCTGGCAGCAAGGAACAAGACTATCCTTTGGTTGCCAATCGCAATCTAATGGCCGCCGCGCCGGAATTGTTGGATGCGGCGCGCATGATGGCCGATTTGGTTGATGATTTGCTTGTGCAGGTTGGCGCCAATTATGCTGACGAATTGGCCGCAGCCCGCGCTGCAATTGCCAAGGCGGAAGGCGGTGCAGCATGACCGCCGATGAAATCGCCGCCGCCCTGCGCGAAGCCGTGCGCGCCGTGCAAGTGCCGGCGACCATGCCGAACTATGACGCGCATCCGATGCGCTTGGCGCTGATTGACGCCAAGGTGGCCACGGCTAAGGCGGCACAGGCCAATAGCTTTGACGCGACGTTTTCCGGCGCTTTGGGCGCCATTGTCTCGCTGGAGGCTGCTGAGGCAGAAGCCAAGCGCGCGGTCGAGTATTGGACACGCGTTCAAGCGGATTGCACTCGGGGCGCGGCGCAGCTTCGCGAAGCCATGCGCGTTGCCTTGGCAGCCTGTGGCGATCCCGGCGCGGCCATTGCCGAAAGCAAACACCACCGCGCCACGCTACGCTTGAACGGTGCTAAATCGGCGGAAATCACCGATGAAGCGACGCTGCCTGATGATTGCTGGCGCATCAAGCGCGAACCGGATAAGGCTTATATCAAGTCGCGCTTGGCGAAAGGCGACAAAATCAAAGGCGCCATCTTGGTGACTGCGCCGCCCTCTCTTGTGATAACATCAAAGGAAAAGTGAAATGGCACTGCAAATCCGCAAAGCAACCCGACGCAAGGCAAAGCTACGCCTTGCGCTGATCGGCCCGTCAGGGTCCGGCAAAACCATGTCTGCGCTTAAGCTGGCGTTTGGCATTGGCGGCAAGACTGGCATTATTGATACCGAAAACGGTTCCGCTGATCTTTATGCTAATCTTGGCGAATATGACGTGATCACGCTGGAGAAGCCTTACACGGTTTCCAAATATCGTGAAGCCATCGCGGCCTTTGAAGGTGCTGGATACGATACGATTATTGTGGATAGCCTGTCCCACGCATGGGCAGGCGCGGGCGGTTTGCTGGATAAGCAAGGCCAGATTGCCAATCGCCCCGGCACCAATTCTTACGCCGCATGGCGCGAGGTGACGCCGGATCATAACGCGCTTGTGGAAGCGCTGCTTTCCAGCCGGTGCCACATCATCGTGACCATGCGCGTCAAGACGGAATACGTGCTGGAGGTCAATGAAAAGGGTAAGCAGGTGCCGCGCAAGGTCGGGCTGGCGCCGGTCCAGCGTGACGGGGTGGAATACGAATTTACTGTGGTTATGGACATTGACATTGACCACAAGGCGGCGGCTTCCAAGGACCGCACCACGCTATTCGACGGCTGGCGCGACACCATTACGGAAGGCACAGGGCGGCAATTGCTACAATGGCTGGAAAGCGGTGCCGATGCGCCCGCACCCGCCCCAGCGCCCGCCGCACGGCCCGCAGAAGCGCCTTTGCGGCTGATTGATCCGAACGCCAAGGAACATTCAATCGCCACCGTGGAACTGTGGCACCGCGCCGCGATGAAGGCAATCGGCCTTCTGGCGCATGATCCCGTCGCATTGCGCGCCTGGGCCGATGCGAACGCCGGCGCCTTTGGCGCGGTGGGGGAGCGTTACCCCGACACCGTTAAGGACATTCGCGCGGCGATCTCGGCACGGCTTACGGAAGCCGTCATGGCGCATGTGCAGGAAAACACTGAGAAGGAAGCGGCAGAATGAGCGGATACGATAACACGAACAAGGGCATTCTCGGGCGCAATGACCGGAAGACCCAAGACACGCACCCGGATTTTTCCGGCTCGATCAACGTTGAAGGCCGCGATTATTGGCTTTCCGGCTGGATCAAGGAACGCAAGGACGGCTCCGGGCGGTTCTTTAGCCTGTCGGTCAAGCCGAAGGATGGCGCCAGCGCGCCAGCCGCGCCACGCCCGGCGCCGGCTGATCTTGACGATGAAATCCCGTTCTGAGGAGGAAGCAAGATGAATAAGAAAATTCAACGCCACACATGGGGATTGCGCGAAGCCTTGTTTGAAGAATGGGAGGCGCTTCGGCGTGGCGATATTCCGCCATCCCGCGCATTGGCATCATCCAAGGTGGCGGCTGTCATTTTGCAGTCGGTGGAAGTTGAAATGGCTTACACAAAACAGGTCAATAACGCCAAGTCTGGCGATGTTTTGCCGATTGCGCGCGAAATTCGATTGGGGGCAGCATGACCCTCACATTCAAATTTAATTGCGCGTGTCGGCTTTGTGAGACGGAGTTTGATCCTGCTGCGCCAGCCGGGGCTATTGCCCCTGGCGGATTTGAGCATCATTATCCTAATGATGGCAGGATTAGGCTTCCGCGCGTTGCCCGTCGTTATTTGCTACCGTTTGTTTGTGACGGATGCTGGCATGGTTTTTCCCGATGGATGGCCGCTAAAGAACTTGCCGCACACAGGAAGGTTGCAAAAACGCACCAAAAAGGCGACCAGTGGAAATGGCGCATAAAAGACGCTGAACAAATATCCCGCAAATACCAGCGATTTAGTCAAGAGTTATTGGCTGAATGGTTGGCCGATGGTTTGCAAACTTTAGCGCAAATTGAATTGCGCGACAGAGTAATCGGCATTGCAACGGGTGCCGCCGAAAAACGAGCGGAACGGGCGCGAAAATACTTTGGTCGCTTCGGCAAAGCGCATAGCCGAAACTGGTCACGATATGCGCCGGATCACACGCCTAGTTGGGCAAAATGGGAGGAACACACATGACCGGCGGCATATATCCCGGCCCTGGCCCTGATCGGCAATACACGCCGATCACGCGCGGTCAGGCGCTGGCAATCTTGGCAATCTGCGGCGCTATTCTGGCGCTGGCTGTTTTGGGGGCTGTGATATGACCATCACCACAAAAGAAGCGGAACGCTTCGCCCGCTGGTGCGACACTGACGGTTTCACGGAACGCGCCACCGCCCTCCGATCCCTCGCCGCAGAGAGGGATGCGCTGCAGGCGGAACGTGATGACCTAGCCAAGCGCCTCAAGGACGTCGAGCGCGAGCGAAATCACCAGCACGGCAGGGCCGATAGGAATGCTAATCTACATGCGGTGGAACAGAAGAAGCGCGAGCAGCTTCAGGCCGAGAACGCCCGGCTGCGGGAGGCGCTGATCTTGGCGCGTATCGCCGTATCCCATGCGTGTGATCTGAGTGATCGTATTCTCTACACGCAAGACTTACTCAGGATTGATGCGGCGCTGGGAGAAAAAGACAATGCCGAAGCATGATATTGGCGAATTGATTACCGCATTGAACGATGCGGTGAACAAGCTAAACAACCTGCGCACCAAGTATGATGATCTTGAAAAAGAGAACGCCCGGCTGCGGGAGGTGCTACTTAGGTGGATTGCAGCCGACGATGAGGGCGACGGCCATGAGTGTATCCACGCTCTCGCGGATGCTCGCAAGTTGGTAGGAGAAACACAATGAGCGACAACACATGGCCCGACCCCGCGCGCCCTGGGGTGCGATCCTATCCTTGGGCGATCAAAGGTAGGTGCCAAGTCCCTATGTGGATGGGCGGCGCGCCTGCCGGATTTTGCGATCAGCCAGCGTTTGGCGTGTACATCGAAGGGCCAACCTTTCGCGACGGCTGGACGGGCGCGGTGCGCCGCATGGACGGGAAATGGAAAGGGTATTCGGGCGGCTTGTGCTGCCCCAACCACAGCGGCCCAAATGAATTTGGCCCTCGTGTATTCCAAGACGGTTGGAGTGAAAGGGGGCGGCCTATGTGGTGCGCTGTCTTTCACGATTTTATCAACCTTCAAGAAAGCCCGGCTGAATTTGATGAACATCCCTGGGAAGCAATCCAAAGGCTAGAGGGGAAGAAAGATGCCTGACCTTAACAACGGATGGCCTGGCAAGCCTGGGGTGCCGCTGAACCCGGAACGGGATGGGTGGCATTGGTTTGTCCGGGGCGATTTTTATAGCCTTGCGCTTTGGCATCGCGGGCATTTTACCTTCCAAGACACAACGGCATGGCCGGAAGAATTTTCGCAGCTTGATATGACTTACGCTGGCCCAGCCCTCACACCCTCCGAAGTGGAAGCGCGCGTTGCCGATGCCCGGCGCGATGGGCTGGAAGAAGCGGCGCGAGTGGCGAAGGGCTTTGAAGGCAACGATCATTTATGGAGTCAACATCGCTGGCCCCTTGATGACGCATGGGAATCCGCGTCACAAGCAGCGGGCGGAAATCACCGCGCCACCCCGCGCAGCTTCTCAAACGTCCGCAATCCGCCGATGCCAAGCATGGCCAGCACCAGCTCGAAAAGGTGATCAAATTGGATGGCCGGCAGCTCGGCACGGATGCCCATCACCATCAGCGCCCAGGACGCCACCGGCGCCACCACGAATGCCCAGGCCAGGCCGGCGGCGCATACCCAACCGATAGAAGGCCGCCACCCGGCCACAAACACGCTGGAATGCGCGGCCTCGACTTTATTGACCTCGACCTGCGCCATCGCGGCTTGATTGGCCGCTGTCACAAGCTGCGCCTCAAGCTGATTGCGCGCCTTTTCGGCTTCGGCCTTGTCAGGGATCAGCCGGTCAATCAGCGTGCCCAGCGCGGGCAGTAGGGCGGTCACTACGGGGATCATGGGTCAATCCTTCATCGTTGCACTTTGGGGAACGGCCCGCCTTGCATGAGAACCCCCTCAAGCAAAGCCATTTTTGCCTTTTCAGCATTGGTCAATTCTTCTGGTCGTTTGTGCAACATCGCCATTAGCCCGGCGCTTTGCTCGCGCATGGTCGGCGCCAGTGGGGCGGCTTGTTGCATTACAGGATAGCGCTCGCCGCGCATGTCGGGCGTGCCCATGAGAATGCGCGTCAAGACTTCGCAATCCTCATTGTTCATAGACCCGCGCGATTTCAGAGCGTTCACCATCGCGTCATTCATTGCCGGCGCGCTTCTTTAGCCAATTGATGATGAATGCCATCATGACCGCGCTCCCAATATGCCCAGCGACGGAAGCGCAAGCTGCGATTGCCAGGGGATGCGTCCAGCCTGCCATGATTGCAATGCCGCCGCCGATCACCCCGCAAGAAATGGCGCTTGGCGTTTCCAGTGCAACCAGCTTCCAATTCAAGCGCCTGCGCTCGTTTTTCAATTCGCGCCCAAGCGCCGCAATCCATCCTGACGCGGCGGCCAAAATAACGCTGATGAACATTTCTTCTTTGTTCATCGAAATGGCCAAAACGGCAGGAGCTTAATGGCCAGCACGGTAATGGCGCTTGTCAGGCCTGCCACCGCGACAATCACGCGCCAGCTTCCCTTTGCTTGGTCAAGCACTGTCCGAACAGCGCGCATGTCTTCCGCCATTGCGGTTACTTGCTTTTGCAGGCTCAAGACTTCCGCCTCCAGCCTGCCAAAATCGCGAGGATCAATCGGGGCCATGCAATTATTTCCTATACCCAAGCAAGCGAATGGAGCCGCTGCTGATATTTCCCGTTGAAAAATAGAACCGCAAACCTGTGATTGCGCTTGCTGCGCCATAAAGACCGCCGCCGGTTAGACTGACAAGAGCGCCCGAACCAGTGAAATGCTCGACGCTCAAATTGCAATTCCAGCGATCCGTGCTTTCTGGATTGTAAAAGCGGATCAGCCCGCGCAACCCTGGATAACCAGCCAAACTTATCACGCCATTCCCACCACCCGGCGCTTGCGACAACGGAATAAAACCGCCGGCAGTATTTCCCAAAAGCGCAGTCGATCCAGATCCAATCCCCAAAATCGAAGATGCATAAGCGCTCGCGCCGGTCTGCCATGTCGGCCCCGCGCCAGTGCCGATGCGTAGCGCCGCCTGAACATCATTGGTTGCAGGCTTCAAATCCACCAATTCCAATTCATATCTATCATAGGTGTTATCAAGACCAGTCGTGATGTCCAGCGTCGCGCTGCCACTGGCAATGGCTTCGGCCAGCACAACAGAAGACCCACGCCAGCCTGACGCCGGCATAAAATCAGTCACAACCCAATTACCAGACCCAAGGCTAACCGCCGTAGCGGTATCACCAGCCGCCGTGATGATATTGGCACCGCCCGGCAGGATCAGGCTGGTCGCGTTATGCGTCAGCGTCAGCGCCGCCGCAAACCGCAACTGGCGCGTGACGCCGCTTGCGATAGTGCCGAAGCTGGTAATCGTCGTGGTGCCAGTAATCCGCACGTTGTCGGATTGTTGCGCGCCGATGTTAGTCGTGCTTGCGCTGGCAAGGTCAATTTCTGCCCGCCCATCAACCTGCCCAAGCGTTGCGGCATCCGTCGCGGCAGTGGCATTACCCAGGCCGGTAATGCGAAACCCGCCTAGCGGAATGTTCGCAGTCGGCGTGGTCTGACCGTCCCGCGCAAGCGATGCCGTCAAGGCCGACGCCATGTCGTTTAGGTCAGAATTGACTGACGTGGCCAGGATAGTCGTGCCGGGGACGTAATCAGACTGCGGGCGCGTGTAAGTGCCGGAACCATTGCGGGGCATGGGCGGGTTTCTCCATGACAAAAGGGGCGCAACCGGGTATGGTGCGGGGATGGATTATGCTTGGCGATTGGTCGAATTAGCCGCATGGGGTTTTGGCGCCGGAATTGGCATGGGCGCCACCATGGCGAGTATTTTTTTGGTTTTTGGCGTTATTGCGGCAAAAGTCGCGGAACTCCGGGAACGTCAGCTTGCCCGCCGACAATCCCAGCGTCTCGCAAAAGCGCTTGACCAAGAGAAGCAGCGAGGCGGTTTCGCGCTCCTTCGGAAATGCCGCGCTGCAAAAGAGCCTCGGCCATTCTAGACCGCTCACTTGACGGCGTGGTGAACAACATGCGCGCGTAATCTGCCGCGTTTCGTTCTAACGCGCTTGCGCTGCGGGCGCGGCTTGCTTGCTCTTGCACGCGCTGCGCCGCGTAATCCGCGCCGCCAAAACGATAAGCGCGTGTGACGTCTCCCACGTTAAAGCCTTCGCTTGGGTCGCGCCCGATAATGCTGCCAATGATTGGCCCGCGCGGTGGCGTTGCCAAATCCTCACGGCGCGCCGTTAAAGGCATGGTTGGGCTGCCGCCTTGCGGATTTATGGCGCGATTGGTTTGCGCCATTGCCAATTCTTGATCCATCATCTGCGAAAATCGCGTGTAATCTTCCGGCTTATCAAAGATTGCCCGCATGCGCTCACGCATAAACTCAGTGCCGAACATCTGGCGCAGCCGCGTAGCCTCTGCATTGTCAGGCGCTGAATTGATCCGGTCAATCAACCCGCGCGCCACGCCAAGCCGGAAGAACTCGCGTTCACTTTCGGACATGCCACGCAAATCGGCGGCGGTCATCTCAAAATCTTCCGGCCTCATTACGGCAAGGCGGCGGCCATCGCGCGCCGCGTTGATAAGCGCCGTGTCACCCGCATAAGCGGCACGAGCTTTGGCAAAATCCGGGTTTAATTCATCGGCGCGTTCCAAAAGCGCCCGCCGCAAGCCAGAAATCTCTCGGCTTTTTGACGTTGCCGCGCCTGTTGACGTGCGGGATGCTTCTTCCAATGCATCCAATCCGCGCTTGGCCGCATCAATCAATTGTGTCGGGATTGGACCATCGCCAAGCACAATTTGCCCTCGGTCATTGATGCTCATTCCAAAGGCAGACGGATCAAATGGGCGATCTTGAATTAGCGCGTCACGGCGCAGGCTTTCCATGCCCTCAAAAATGCCTTTTTGCACGTCTTTATCAGAAAGAAAACGAGAGAGACGGGGATCATTCGGCATCATGCGCTCATAAGCTCGGGCATAATTTTCCTGACCGGCTTCGCGGCGCGATTTAACCACTTTGGCAAGTGTGTCAGTGTAATCGTCCGCGTTTACCACTTCGCGCACCGTGCTACGCAGCCGATCAGCTTGCGCCGCACCACCGCGCTCAGTCAGCAACGCGCCAGCCATGCGCTGCCCCTCGCCAGGCATCCGCGCAATTGCCGATCCTGCCTGCCGGACATTTTCGCCGGCCAAATCCACCAAGCCAAGCGGCGCCTCACCAGCCGCCGTTGACCGGCGCAACAATTCTTCCGGCGAAATCGCATCGCGCTCTAAATCGCGCAAGAAAAGCCGTTGCGCGGGCGCTGTCCGATCTGCTGTGCCCGTCAAGCGCCCAGCAAGCCCGCCTAGCGCCGTGGCGCCAGCCAAAGCAGGCGGAATAGCCGCACCAAGCGCACCACCTACTACGGCGCCCTCAGCGGCATTGAGCGAACGCGGCACAAGCCCGCCTTGACCTTCGCCAAAGCCTGCCGCCGCACCCAAAGCCGCGCCTGTGCCAGCGCCCCGCGCAACGGCGCCAAGCATAGAACTGGCGCCACTTGCCAAGCGCACCGGCAATGCCGCACCGCCAACCATCTGACCGGCAAGCGATAAGCCCGGATTGCGCGCATCAAATTCGGCATCGCGGCGCCGTTCTTCCGCCAAGGCTTGCTCATAGTTGCCGTAGAGATTGGGCGTCATGCCGCCAATGCTGCCAGACCTTGCAGACGCGGCAATTTCATCGGCAAAATTCATGGTTGCGCCGCGCGCCAGCGTGCGGACTGCCTTATCGGCAATGTCCAAACCAGTGCGGCCCAAGCCTGTCAAAACTTCGCCGGTCGTCACCGGCCCACGGCGCGGCTCGGTAACGCGAAATTCTGCCCAAGGATCACTTGCTGCAGGCGGTTCTGCACTGACGCGGAAATCTGCCCAAGGATCAACGCCGCTCATGGGACACGCCCTTGCGTGCCGTCCGGTAAGATGATCGGCGTGCCGCTAGGCAATCGGCGAGCTTCATCTGGGGAACCTACCCTCACCGGCTGCCCTGCCCTAAATTCGGCTGCGCCAGGGCGTGGCGCTGCTGTATCGGAAACCGCAATGGCATCGTTCAACATCTGGCGCTCTTCTTCGTTGAAAATAGGTCCAAGATTGTCAAGCTTATCCATAATGTCAGGCGCGCCCGCGTTACGGCGCCAGATATTAGCCTCTTCAATGCGCCGCCGCGCCAAGCGTCGGCCCATATCCAGAATCTGCAAGTTGCCCTCGCGGGTTTTGCCCAATTGCGGCACGGCGCGAAGGAACATCCGCATTTCAAAATCAGACGTTGCACCGCTGCCAGGCGCACGCTGCAAGACGGCAAGTTGCGTTGTGATGCTGTCCAGAACTTCAGCCTCAGAAGAACCTTCGACCTTAAACCCAAGGGAAGATGCAAGCTGACCAAAAATTGGCAAGAATTGCGCTGCGGTGCCTTCCGTCGGCAAACGCTTAATTGCAGCCTCGCCACGGTCAAACAAAGTAATCAGACCGCGCGCTTGTGTCGCAGCCTCATTTTGCGCTTTGAGCGTGTCAGTATCCGCCCGCAAAAGCGCCGTTTCGCTTGCCGGAAGGTTAACATTTGTTTGCGGAGGCGCGCCAAGCCGCTCTAGGCGCTGTTGCGCGAAGCGTTGCGCTTGCGGCGATCCCGGGATTATGCCAGCCTGATTGAGCAATCGCTCAAATTCGTCAGGCTGCCGTTGCGCGGAAGTGAACAACGTGCGGGCATATTGAGACATTTGAGGATCAGGATCAGACATTGCCGCCATGATGCCGCGCATTGAGAAATTTTGGCCGCCAATTGTCACAGTGTCACCAGCCCCACGCCTTGCAGGTTGCGTTGCGGTGGGCGCTTGCTGGCCCATGCCGGGCGCTTGAGGCGCAGGCACTTGGGCCATTTGTGCGGGGTTTAGTGCGGCGGGCGTGGCCAAATCTTGCGGCATAAAGCGCATCACGTTTTGAACGTAATTCGGATCACCGCCGCCGTTGTAATTCCGAAGCGCGGCGGCCAAGGCTTGCGGATCGTTGAAATCCGCATTTGCACCCGCGCGTCCGCGCAAGTATCGCGCACCAAACCGGATGTTTGCGCCGGGGTCGTTTAGCGTTTCTGGATCAACGCCTGCCATGCCAAAGCCTGGCTGGCGCGCCGTTGATGGCATGATCTGCATTACGCCAATCTCGCCAGCCCTGCCGCGCGCTTGTGGGTTGAAATTGCTTTCTTGCCGGGCTTGAGCAACCAAGACCGGCACCGGAATGCCTGTTTCAGCCGATGCCGCTTCAAAATGCTGCATTAAATCAGGCGGTGGCATGGGCGCAGCGTTTACACGCGCAGGCGCGGCGGCAGGCGTTACCATCGCGCCTTCTGGCTGCGCTGGCATTTCAACAGGCGCGGCAGGCGTTTCGGCAGGTTCAGAAGGACCGGCTAGCATTTGCGCCATAGATTGCCTGCGGGCATCCTCTTGACGCTTCAACAATTGATCAATCCGCCGGTTTTCAAGGCCAGCCATAACCCCGCCGATCAGCGCCGTGCCCATCTGCGCCAGACCGCCCGCATGACCGCCCACGTTGCGCGGCTTTAGGCTATCGGCAAGCAATTGATCGGACAGCCGCCCACGGCGCAGCGCCATGGCAAGCGCGGGATTGGATGCGTAGGATTCAGACATGGATCACCTCACCGCCAGATCATAACGCACCATGAAGAAACCGCCGGGGCCGGTTAGCACGGCTTCAGGATGCACTTGCGCCACTTCATCGGCCATAAAGCCCATTTGCAACGGGCCGCCCCAAATGTAGCGCCAAACGTAAATCGGCAGGCCATTGACCCATGTGCCGACGCGGCGGATTTCACGCTTCAGGCGGCGGTCAGAAGGCGCCGCTGGCTGCCCTGGCGCTGGCTGGCGCCCCATACCGCCATAGGTTGCATATCGCCCACCCGCGCCAATCGCAGCTGATCCCAGGCCATACATGCCCGAGAGCTGCGTGTTGTAGCTTTGGTTCCGCGCGTTAAACGCATTGTTCAAAGACGCCTGCCGCATCGCCTCGGCCTGCATGTAATCGGTCGGCGCCACGCTGGTCTGCGGCGTGTTCACAAAGCTAGGTGCCTGCACTTGCTGGCCAGTCAGCAGCGCCGCCGCCTCGTTCAAGGGGCTGGCGCGCTCGGTCAGGATTTCGTTAATGGCCTGCCCGCGTCCCGTCAGCAACAGTTGGTTGTAGGCGTCGTTCTCGGCCTCGCCAATGCTGCGCATTGCTACATCATAGGCTTGCGTGCCGGGCATCAAACCTTGCTGGCGCAGGCGCGTGTCCATGGCGTTGCGCCGTTCCGCCAATACCGGATTAAGCCGCCGGCTGCCCAATTCCATCAGGCGGCTTTCAACGGCTTCGTTGTTCAGGCTCAGCGGCGTTGCAAGCCTTTCCCGCACAGACTGAAGCTGTTGCACCCCAGCCTGCCCGTAAATGTCTTGTGCCTGCCGGGACAAGTCCAAGGCGCGTTGTTCTTCCGGCGCTAAGGATTGCACCGCTTCAAAGCGTGGCGTGCCGTCTGCCCAAGTGCCGATCTGGTTGAATTGCAAGCTGCCGTAAGGGTCGCGCTGGTTTATGGCGTTCAAGCCAAATTGCGTGATGGCCGTTTCGCGGTTTGTTTTTGCAGCCGCCGCCGTTGTTGCAGCCGGATCAGGCGCGGCAGGCGCGCTAGGTGCTTTCTTGCCCATTCTCAATTCCTTTTGGCAAATAGCCGTTCAAAATCGCGGCGCATGAAACTCATCACTGCGCCATGCACGCGCGGCGAAAACCAATCGCGCAACGTGCCTTCTTGCTTAAACCCGACACCACGCAAAAAGCGCAACGTGCGGGCCGCGTCATGCGGCACCATGGCCGTCACCCGGCGCAATTCGCATTGCACCAAGGGATAATGCAACAAGGCCCGTATTACCCCGCGCTGCGCCCATCGTGGCGTCACCGCGGCGATGCTCATTTCGCAATTGCCCTCAGTAAAACCGGAATACACCGCGCCCGCCACCAAGGCCGCGCCGTCATGCACGCCAATGGCGTAGCCATCGCCGGCAGTGCCCGATGCGTGGGGGATGCGCGCAAAGACCCATTCCGCAATTGCGCGATCCTCGCCAAACACCAGATCCATCACAACCCCAAGGCTTGCGCTGGTTCAAACACGATATCAAAAGCGGAAAGCTGCATGGTGAAGCCGCGCGTCTGCCCAGCCATTCGCACCGCCCCCACATAGCCGATCTTGCCAAGCGAAACCCATGGCCGCAGCGTTTGCGTGCCGCCCCATGACGAAACATCCCACACCGCGCTATCCCACAAGGCGGAAGTGTTGGTGAAGGAAGGGACATTCTGCGCCGGCTGGTCGCCATAATCCACATCAAGCGCGATGGAAGCATTCGGGTTATCGGTTGCCTGAATAAGCGGGCGCAGCAAGGTAAAGCGCTTCAACCGGCTTGGCACCTTGAAATCAGAAAAGGCCGTTTTCAAACCCCATGCAATATCGTTGCCATTGTCACTTGTGCCGAAATCCGCGCGATACACGATGCCGCCGGCCTGCCCGCCAAAATACAGATTGCCTTGCCAGGTCGCCCAACACGCCGCGTTGTGATTGGTGTAGCGGCACCACGCGCCGGAAAGCGTGTTCATCACGTATTGAATGGCCACGGTTGTGCTGATTGGCACGTTCACAATCACCCGATGGCCCTCGGGAAACACCGTCAAAGACCATCCGAAGTTGCTGCCGTATTGCTGGACAGCTTCCGTAAATAGGCGCGTGATCTTGTCAGTGACGGAAGTGCGCGCCACCACGCTGCGATCAAGGCCAAGCGCTTGCGTCAGGCTCACAACGCCGTCCACATTCATCAGCGCGAAATCGCCGCCGGTCTGAATGAAGAACCGCCGGCCAATCGGCGCGCCAAGCAAAAACACGCCTTGCAATTCAAACGTGGTGGGGCTTGCCGGGTCAGTGCCGCGATACAAAGCCAATTCGCCGCGTGTGGAAATGAAGCCTATGTAATCCTCAAGGCCTACGGCGGAACTGTCAAAGGTCGGCGCAATAATGCCCGCGATAGACCCGCCGTGGCGCCACACGC